GCGCAGATGTTACGGCTAAATAGGTGTTCACGATGGCTTGGGCAATAGCAGCAGCCTTGGCGACATTGAAGGCCCGCTTTTGTGCTGCTTCGCTCTTTCCAGCCGATGCGATGATGATGTCGTTGATAACCCCAAAGGATTGACCGACGTATTTCTCACGCAATCCAGCAAGGTCCTCTTCACGCTGGGCTTGACCCATCTTGGATTTTGCGTCAGCCGTGTCCACCTGCATCCGCCTTTGTGCTTCGGACTGCATGGCTTTGATTTGCAGTTGCTCCTGCTCGCTCAACCTATCCAACTCCATTTCGTAGAGTTGCAGGTTCAAGTCCTCCACGAATTTAATGATGGCGTTGTTCTCTTCCCTTAGTCGCTCCAAACGCTTTTGGGTGGCTTCCGCTTCCTTCCGTTGGCGTTCTTTGACCTGTGCCTCCCTCTTTTGGTCTGCTGCGATTTGGGCGTTCGTGTGGGCTTCGTATGCATCCCGGTAATTGGAGAGGGCTGCTTCTTCACGCATCAAAGCGTCCTCCCTCGCTTTCGCTGCGATGGCTGGGTCGGGTAAGTTTAGGAACCTGCGGACCGCTGCGGTGAGTTCATCCCACTTGGCAACCAAAAGCCCTACGGCTGCGATGGCTGCACCGATACCCGTAGCAAGGAGGGCGATTCGGAAAGCCTTCATGGCCCCGGTACTTGCCCCGACTGCGGTTGCGTAGAGTGCCTGTGCTGCTGCCTGCCCTTGGGTGATTAGGATGGAGTCCTTGTTCAGCAGGTTGGCAACCTGTTGCACTCCGTTAGCGAGAGCCATCGCCCCTTGGACCTTCAACAACGCCTTCTGCAAGTCCTCGTTCTCGGACCCGAATAACGCTGCTGCACCTTGGGCGATTTGAAAGCCAGCGGTGATTCCTTGGATTCCAGCGACGAAGGTGTCGATGTTCCGAGTGTCGGAGGCGAGGTTTTTAATTCGCTGCGAGGTGTCCCCGATTTGGTCTTTGAGTTTCCCCGCCTCCTGCTCCATTTGCTTGAAAGCCTTGGTCCCGGATTCCCCAGCCAAAGCCATCTCGGTCAGGGTCTTTTGGAGTTCCCTAAGCCGTTGTTTAGCACTTGTCGTGCCTTGTGCGGTTGAGTCTTTAAGTCCTACTTCGAGGACGATTTCTTTAGTAACTGCCATAGTTTTTTATTTGTCTGCCCATGCTGGTAATCCCGACACAACCTCCAAGACCTGACCTTCGGTTCCTATTCCCAAGTTGACCCAATCGGCTCCATCCCAATACTTGATGTCGCCTGCCGCATCGCCCGGGGTATAGCCTTCACCTGCGGGACCGACCGCACCCGTTGCTCCAGTCGCACCTGTTTCACCCGGAGGACCTGCAACCGCTGGGAGTTCTTTGATGGTTGGAATCGGAGGTACTTCGTTCGGGTAATCCGAATCCGTTGCAGGGACAGGGCCGTCGTAGGGGAAGTAATAGATTTGCTTTGGGACAAACTCGGTCAAGTTGAGAATCCTGCGAAGGGTTACCCGGCAAGGCTTCTGCTGACCTATCTCGTAGTCCCGAATCTCAAGCAGCCGCCAACGGACCCCTCCGTAGTAGATGGGAGTGCGGAAGTCAAGTTGGCTGATGTCCACCGCATTGAGCATGATGGACAACTCCAACTGCATCGCCTCACGACTGACGGTTTCTTGGATGAAATTCCACCAATAGATGTTGAACAGGTTGTTGTTCGTGTATAGGTAGGGGTCGCTATTTGCGGCAACATTCACCGCATAATACAACTGTTTGGGGATTCCAAAGGCGAGGTCGAAGTTTGCGTCGTAGGGGTTATTGATGTGGCTGACAAAGGGCAGATTCAGCAACGACTCTGCGAGTGCTACCGAACCGCTGACCCCGTATTGGTAGGCCCACGTTGTCGGGGCTTCAATGAGGTTGTATTGGGCTATGCGGTAACCGCTCTGCAAGGTCTTGATGGTTCCCGACAAAGCGGAGCCATCCAAGTCCCAAGCCCTACCGATTACCTTGTCAGTCGTAAAGTTCGCAGGGATCAGGGTGCTGCAAGCGAGTTCGACGACGTTCTCGCCTTTGCCGTAGAAGTTGTCGGTTGTGAAGATTCGCCCTCCGTAGCCTTCCTTGGCAAGCGGGTAGTTCGACTTATCCAACTTTGACAAATAGTCCCCGGCATCCTTGTACTTGAACACGATGGTCTTGTATTGGTTCGGGTCCCCGTTGGTGATGTTCTGCTCTGCGTTCTCATCCGATTTCTGCGACCAGTCAACCACTCCGCTGGAGTAGAAGTCCACCCAAGGCTCCACGATGAGGTTCTTCGGGTCGGCAGGGTCCGGCATGAAGTAGAGGTTGAACATCTTTTGCAAGTCTTGCAGGAGGTCCGATTGCTTGACATCAGCAGGCAGGGCAGTCCTCATGTCAACCGTGTGCAATGTTTGAGGGTTCTCCAAGCACTCCCAAAGGATTGTTGCACCTGAAAGAATAGTGCCAGCAAATCCCAAAAATGGAGTTGTGAAAACGATGCCGATGTTTGCGGTCGTATTTGCAGGAATGGTTACGTTTGGAAAAGTAACCGAGTTGTTTGAGAATATGTTTATGCCCGTGATGACCTGATTATCCGTAGAGTTGGTTAGGTTTCGGATACTCATATTTGCAACTCGCCTCGGTGCTGCAAGAGTTACCCCAAAATTTATCGTTATGTTCCAACGAGTTGGGAACGAAGGCGCAACAAAGGTGCTTGACGAAGGAACCCAATAGCCGGGGCGGTCGTAATAACTTCCTGTTTCGTCTTGGAACTGCATCGTGTAGTTGATGTTTCCCGATGCGCTAATAGTTCCTGTACTTGCTACGAAAATCGTTGACCCCGATAAGTTCAGTATTGCTTCCCCGGCAGCGTATGGAATGACCAACTTGCCGAACCGCTCCGAGTTAAAGAACTCCGAGGTGTACCGATACCCGGCCTGTGCGAAGATTAGATCCACCATCTTCTTGACATAGATGCTTGGGGTCATCTTCCAATAAGGAACTGAAAACCATCCCTGCGTAACCACATCGGTATATCCGTAGGAATCCACCAAGCCGTAAACGTAACCGCTCGCACCGCTTGCCGTCCAAGTAGCGGAAACATGGGCAGAAGTCAGCGTGTGGTTCATTCCGCTGACCCCAACGGTTGTCGCAAGGAGGTTGCCCTCAATGGACTTGAACAGGCTCACGTCGTCCGAGAACAGGCCCACTTCGTAGGTTACCTCTCCCCGAATCTTGGACATTGAAATCAACTGCAATACTCCGCTGAATACTTGGACCCCATCTTCCCACATCGCAGCACGAATCTTCTTGTTCGGTTGGAATCCACCCACAAAGGACTGGATGTTGTAGGCATGACCAAAGCAGTCCCTGTTGGTAGGTGTGTTTGGCAGGGTTATCGTCTTGGAGAACGACCCCCTCCGCTTGGTTATGTCGGCAATATCCTCCACGCTGAACGTAAGGGCGATGTCGATTTCGCCCATGGTGTCAAGGACGTAGGGAACCTCTGCGTTTGATTCGTTGAGAGGGTAAGCGATGAGGGTTACGCTCATAGGATGTTATTCTTGTAGGCGACTGCAACCTCGACCTGCAACTGCGTGAGGCGGTCGTTTCTGCGAGTCGTGAATTGGTAGGTGTTGGCGTTCACAATTGCTTCAACGAGTTGACCATCCAGTTCAAGCCATACCTGCCCGGACCTGACCATCTCAATTAGCCAAGCAGACTCGGCATCGGTCAGCCAGTCCGAGTTGAGGGCGTAAACGTAGTCAAACTCACCTGCCCACACCTTGTCGTAAGTGGTAGTCGCATAAACGTCCGAGTTGTAGCCGAAGGTCTGCCGGGTAATGTTGGCCCGCTTGCGGTTCTTCAATGTGAAGACATACGCATCAAGCCCGCCCCACTTGTTTTGGAAGTGTACCGGGATGGAGTTAAACCGCTCGCATAGACCCTTGATGTAGGTGTACTCTTGCCCGAAGTTGTCGTAGTTGTCCTCGTATAATTCGTTGAATCGTTCCTCCAAGCAGAATGAACTTTCGGCTGGGTCGGCTCCATCCGCATCGCAGCGTTGGTTGAAGTCGTTCCAAGCGGAGTCCCCGAAGGCAATGGTGTAGTATTCGCCTTCATTGGATGGGAATAGGTACTCACCGCTGAACCCGTCGCTGGCTTGACCCGAAGTCAATGCCCGGATATTGGACGGCCCTGCACCAAAGCGGACGACTTGCTGCACCGCTGGTTGGCCGTTGTTGACCGTGTACTCTCGGACCAACGTACCCCCTGCCGTGTAATACCGAATGAGGGCTTTGTCAAAGTTGGCCGTCGTGGTTCCCTTCCCTTGAGCAAGCCACCTCGATTCGGTGTTAGAGTGCCATACGAATCGGGTCGGGGTGGTCAAAGCCAAACTACCCAAAAGCGTACCCGAAGGGAATCGAGTCGCAGAATTGTAGGACTGGAACTCTAACTGCTCCAAGTTCCCCGCAAAGGCTATGGCCCCGCTGACGGTGGTAACCGTTCCCGTCTGCACGGCAGGCGTGTTTCCGTATTCGTCGAAGAAATCTAAGCGGTATCCCGAATAGTACCCCGAATGATTGCTGAATGCGGTCTGCGTCAGCGATGGCTTGGTCGGTGCAATTAAGGTTTCAACGACCTTGGCGACATCGAAGAACCCTTGGTTGGTAATCGGTAATTTATCGCACTTTAACCGGGCGTATGTACTACCTGCACTGTCTTTGACATCGCAAACGAATCGGTAATTAGGCTGGGCTATTTGGTCGCTGCTGACCTTGAAGAGCATCTTGTTGTAAACGGGGGTTGCCACTTGGGGCGACCCGGAAAGGACGGTTACTGCCATTTTATCTTGTTGTTGCTACGCTTATGGATTTGCCAAGGGTTTCAGCGATGGTGTTCACCAAAACGTCTATCATTTCGGGGGATAGGGCGTTAGACATGAAGTTCGTGGCCCTTGTGCCTCGTTGGAATACCCAATAGGCTACCGACCTACCATCCACCAACCCCTGCTCCTGCTTCGTCCGCATCCGCTTGAGTTCACGGGAATAGGTTGGCACAACGGGAATACCCTTGTTGGCAATCCAGTCGGCCATGGCTTGAGCAGGTGGGTACTTGTCCCTGTATTGGAATGGCGACCTTGGAGCCTTTAGGCTTGACGTTTTGCCTCGCACCCCTTGGTCCACATACTTCCAATAGGGGTTAGCCATGATAGCCACGACTATTTGCTTTGCCGATAGTTCGATGTCTTCGGGTGCGATGGATGCCGATAGCGTTCCCCCTGCGTTTGCGTTGGCTGCTTCGAGGTTCTTCTTCGCAAGTTCAATGACCCGTTCAATCCACTTGACCAGCACGTCGTGGGTTGGCGACTTGCCTCCACCTTTGGGGCCGACGACTGAACCAATCCCCTCCAAAGCGGTTTCGTCGATGCCCTTCATCGAACCGCTGCCGAACTTCCCTACGGGCTTACCATTGGCGAGGATGGTTGTTTCCATGTGGGTAAATGTCCCCCGTGCTGGAATGTGTAGTCAGGACAGGATTCGAACCTGCATGGTCTTAGTTTCTCCTAGTTGGCCCACTATGCCCGACTCGAACGGGAATGTTTGAGACCTAAATCCAACTCGTAGCGTCTACCGTATCAGGCACATACCATTACTCTTTGTACCGTCATTCCGCCACCTGACTATAAATGAAGGTTCCATACTTAGGATTTGCGGGAAGTCACCTCCAACCCACCTCGTAGTCAGGACAGGATTCGAACCTGTAACCCATGTATGTGTGACCCTACAAGCTGACCCAGTTTTCATCCCTCATAGAGTCACTACTCTTTTTCGGATTTAGACCGGGGCGTATACCAATTCCGCCACCTGACTAATGCAAATATACTACTTTCTTCTTGCTCTTTCCGCCTCCATCCGTTCCGCTTCCAAAATGTCGTGAATCAGGAGGGCGTAATTGAGAAACTCCACCGCCTTCATGGCGAAGATGGCGTCGAATTTCAGCACGTCCTTGTTAGCCATCCTCCACACGACCATCAGCCAGCCGTACCCGGCAAGCGGGCTTACGTCAACCCCTCGGCCTTCGTCATCAGGTGCTTGGAATAGTCGCTCAAAACTTTCAAGTAGGATTCGGAACTTAACAAAAAAAAACTGACAACCCCCCAAACGTCGCCCACCTTGGCGTGTTTCTTCATCAACTCGGCCCTTTCTGCATGGGCAGCCCCGTCGTACTTTTTCGGGAAGAATCCGAATAGACCGCCCTCCCTGCACAAGGTTGCCATGATTCGGTGGAGGTTCTGCAGGAGTTGCTTCTCGTCGGTCGTGTTTGCGTCCATCAGTTCAATCAACTGCCCAGCGGTCAACTCGTCCGTGAACACCGTCGGAATCCACCACTTGCCCCCGGCTTTGAACTTTCGCTTGTAACCCAATGCAGGCAATGCGTTCCACTCGCTGATAATGGCCTTATATCTCTTTAGGACGCTCTTGGCGGACATCTCTCGGACAAGTGATATATCCACCCCCTCAACGATTGCGACGACTCCTGCACGCTTGTCGTAGTCCCCAAGGACGCTTGAGAACTCAATGGCTCCGATGCGTTGGAACTGGTCAATGGTGAGGTCTTGGAGTTTCATAGCCATAACTTGGGTCTTGAGTTGCAACGGATTTCGGGAACGACAACCATGGGCAGGTCGTTAAGCAGGGCGAGGTTGGTCAGGACGCTTTGGTCGTGCCTGTGGTCAATGAATGATTGGTGGTTCGGATACTCGCTTGAGTCGTCATTCACGGCCTTGTCAACGTGCAGCCACTTGGACCACTCGTACATGAGGTCAATCGTGAAGTCGGTCTTGCGTAGTCCAAGGAACCCCGCCTCTATCTGCATCGGTTTCTCGTTGAAGAACTGAAGGCAGTCCATCAAGGCGTAGCAGTCGCCCTTGGTGTATGAAATATGGTTGTGGAAGTTTTGATGCAGCAGGATGGGGTTGTCTTGCAAGTATTGCTTGGCAAACTCAAAGCAGCCATCCCCGTGCAGGTCTTGGGCATCGAGGTAAAGCAGGGCTTCGTCCTCCTGCAAATCAAAGAGAGCATCGAGGATGATTTGAGGCTTCCACCTCCACCAGTTGTTGCCCCTGCCTTCACGTTTTTCGTCCTCGGTCGTTGTAATTGGGAAAGGGTACTGATTAGCCTGCGCCCTCGCTGCTGGAAGGTATTCACTCGTTGCGTAGTTGACCCCGACTAAATACATCTTAGAACCCGTGAGAGTTGGCGAAGGCGTGCTTGAATGCAGCCACGTTGTAAGGGATGTCAGCGAATCGCTGCGAGTACGCTCGTTCTAAAATGTGGCCGACGTGGGGAATAGCGACCAACTTCTGCTCAATGCAGGCCAAGGTCAAGTCAAGGTAGGAATCGTCCCAAGTCAGCGTGTAGTTGGAAGTTACAGGCACAACGGGTTGATAGAACTCCTTTGCACCCCTTCCAGTCAGTTGCTTGATGTGTGGCTCGTAATTATCGCCACACGACCAGTAAGGCACAACGTCCACAGGGACTCGGAAATAGGCGCAGTAAGCCCGTTGGTCAAAGTCGCCTGTCTTGGTGAGGTCGTACTCAAACAGGTTCACGACATCGCCCTTCTTGATGTAGCCGTTCTTGGCTAAAGCGTACCACCCCGTCCAAGCGACGAGGTTACGATGGCTCTCAATGTTGTCGGGTTCGTTTCTTGCGATAATGTGGTCAAGGCCAGCCATGCCGTCAAAGTCCTTGAACCCAAGCATGACCCAAGTGTAGGGGAAGAAGTCCCTGAACCTTCCCTCGGCCTCGCATTGCTTCACGATGTCGGTATCGTGGCAGAAGATGTAAGTTTTTGCCTTCATTTCTTGTAGAGGGTTAAAAGCATCCTGCCTCGTTGGTCCGTTGACCCCTTGGATTCGTGTGGCTGCAGTTGGCTCGTAAGGTTGATCATCGTCAGCAGTTCGGCATCGTGGATGACCATCGTCCCACCGGGGTTCAGGGCTTTGTTGAACAAGGCAACCATTTCGGGAATCATGCCGTCCCCGTGGTCGGAATCGTGAAAGATGAAGTCAAACGTCCTGACCTCTTGCAGGGCCATGTGGCTCGGTTGGTTGTTCCATTCGACCTTGAACTGCGATAGCAGGGCTTTGCGTTTATCCTCAACCGTTGTATCGGTGTCGTAAACCACCACGTCAAGCCCAGCCAAGGCGATAGCGAGCGTCGAGTGTCCGAGGTAAGAACCCAGTTCTAAAGCGTGGCCTCCCTTGTGCTTCTTGGCTTCCTCGTAGATTTCAATGATGTGATCCACCGCAGTCGTGTAGATGTGCGAGTAGTCCAAAGCCTTGAGTTGGTCGATGTGTTTTTTCATGCTAAAAAGTTATGACAAAGCGTTCGGGTGAAGGCCAGCCGGGGTTGGAATCAAAGACCTTGGTGTCGGGTTTCTTACCTATCCAATGCTCGGCTTGGAATCGGTGGTTCCTTGCAGGTTCGCCCAGTTGCTTGATATGCTCGGACTTGGCCCACCAAAAGTTGCCTCCAAAGTACGGATATCCTTCGGGGTTGTTTTGGTCCGCCATGTGAGGAAACTGCTCCTTGGTTATCCAATGGCAGCCTACTGCATCCACGCCTTCGAGCATTTGCATGGACCGCTCCCATGCGACCACGTTGAAGAATAGCATGGACCTGCCCCAAAGTTGGGTGGTCAAGGATGGATTCGCAGCCCCCTTCGTGTGGGCGTACAGGTACACGGCTTCCTCTTCCTGCGAGGCCCGGTACATTTCAGTCAGCGTCGCCTGCTCCCAAGCGTTGGTCCGTGTTACTACGACCTTGACCTTATCGGCCACCATCGAGTTCTCCAGCACCTCCTTGACCGCTTTGCGTTGCTCTGGTGGACCGACGATGCCTACACGGATTTCGTCCAAGACATTGATGAGGCCATAGTTGCAGACCGCCATCATGTGCTGATTCAGGATTAACTGCCAATTCCCTCCGCAATATATGTGGTAATAGTGAACGACTTTCATAAGGTCCAAAGGAGGGTTAGAAGGGTGAGGATAAAGAAAACGGCTGCAATCGTCTGATAGGTCAGGATGAGCAGGTCAAGGATGCGTTTGGTGTTCATGCCCCAAAGTTAAACCACAACGTACTTTCCCGAGTTACTAACCCTTAACTTGTTAAGAGCCACATACCGCATCGCATCGCAGGCGTGGTTGAATGAATCAATCGGGACCCCCGTGTTCTTGCCCTCCTTATCGGTGGCCCAAGTGTAGGACCGCAGTTCTTTGATGAGGTTGGTGCTATCCTTGGTTACCTGCAACTTAAAGCGTTTCAGGATGTCTATCCCGTTCCTGACCGAATCGGGACCTTTCTCCGCTGGCTTGATGTTGAATCCCAAGCGGTAGATTTCCTCGATGCTCTTGGGTTCTGCTGAATCCGCCACGATTTCCCAAGCCCTTGTGATGCCCAAGGACCGCAACTTATCTGCGATGTCTTGGTTGGTCAGGCCCGTGGAGTAGAGCAGTTCCTGAATCAGCAGGCAGTCCCCTTGGCGGTAGATGGCGACCAAGGCCGTAGGGTCGTTGCTAAAGCCCCAGTCAAGCCCAAGGGCGACGAATTTGGCTCGGCTGACATCGATACCCTCCACGACCTCGAAGTCCTCGTAGATGGCCCCCTGAAGCGTCCCGACCTGACCGAGGCCGTACACCTTGTACCAATTAGCCCAATACTCCGAAGTTTCAGCCTTGACCCTCGCTTTCTCGATGAAGTCCCTTGCACTTTTGGGGCAGGCTTCGTTGTCCTTGTAGGTTAGAATGAGGAAGTCCACGTCCTCGTCTTGCATCAGTTCGGAATGGAACCAAAACTCGTTGACCGGGTTCCAGTCAAGGATAACCGACTGCTTGGTCCGTGCTGCCAATTCCGTGTAAGCGTGGAAGGATAGGTTGTTGGCCTCGTTCATGTAGAGCCTGTCCCTCCTTGCACCCCTTAACTTGGAGTCATCGTCAGCCGAAAAGAACTCGATGTATGACCCGTTGGCGAACTTGTACCGAAAGTCGGTGGCGTTCCATCGGGCAGCATTGAACCGTCCTGTAACGGTCATAATCTTCATGAAATCCCTCATGGCCCCACGCTTGAGGTGTGGGATGGATTCGGCTACAACGCTCGTTTCCGTGTACGGATTCTTGGTGCAATAGTCAATCTCAACGGCAAGGATGGAATACGTCTTGGATGCACTGGAACCGCCTTGTACCCCTTTGACGAACCGCTTTAACTCACGGACCTTATTTACGGCCGTGGTTCGGATGAACTTCTCCTGCTCTTTCAAGGGTCTTTATCTTTTGCAGGTAAACCACCGCATCCATCAGTTCCTCCTGTAAGTGCTGAATCCACTCCATCGGGGTCAGGTCGTTGCGGTCCATGGTCGTCCCGTACTTGGCTTTGCCCTGCTCGGCTCTTGTCCTGAATTGGTCAATGACCCCCTCAACGATAGAATCAGCCATTGTCGGGGAATAGGGGTTGCTCGATGTGGACCGTGTTCTCTTGGCGTTCCACAAGGTTGTTGAGGCGTTGAGTGATGGATGGGTTGTACTGACCAACCATGCCCCCCTCAATTTGGTCTTGACGGATGGTTCGCCTTATACGCGAGCAGATGGCTACATAGTCGCCATATCGTTTGTCCCTGTTTGTAAAATAGGCCCCAAGGTCCTCAATTATATCTGCATCCGCACACCAATTCTCAAAGCCTTCCAAGGTCAGCGGACGCTCCAAGGGTTCGTATTGGGGAATAGCATCCTTGCCGGGAAATACCGTCTTGAGCCTTGGGTTGCTCTTGACCCCTGCCCGGTATGCTTCAAAGTACTCCCACATCTTTTCGGGAGTTTCAATGTACTTGCCGTTGCCCTTGCTGGTTCCCATTAGTATTCGATTTTGTCTATGAGTTCGTCAATCTTGTCCACTATCTTCATCTTGACCGCAAACGCATTCGGTGAGTTCGAATCGTCCACCGCTCCGATGCAGTCGCAGAGGGTGGTTATCACCATCATAAGCGAGTCCATCCGAGCCTGCACTTGGGCCTCGTCATCCTTCGCCTTCAAGTTCCCCAAGTTCTCGGAGTTTATTTCTTGACCATGAGAGAGCCGACTTGCCACCCCACAGGAGGTAGGAGATGTAACCGCAGTCCGATGTGTCGTCTGCATTGTCGTAGTAGGTTTCAGCACGGGACAGGTAGGAGTGCATCCGCTTGATGGTTTCCACCGAGATGGGTTCGCCCTTGGACAAAGTGGCTGCACGAACTTTGCCCGTTTGGGTGGCACACTTGTTCCCGTTCCTTTCGTTGAGTTCTATCCCTCGCTTGGCATTGGCCCGAATCTCTTGGCCGTAGTCGGAGTATGACTCGAATTGCTGCCTCTTGTGATTCTCCCACGTTGAGCCACAAACCGCAAGCCGTTGAGCCGTATCGGGAAACTCCGCATTGGTTTGGTTATTGCTCATACAACGACCGATGAAGCCTTCTCTTGACTCGTTATTGTTCGGGATTGGCAGGGGCATTCAGGGGGTGGTTTATGGTGTTTTGGTTGGCTTCGAGGAACAAGTCCGCTTGCAGGTAAATGTATTGGAGGGCCGATTTTACGCAGTCCGCACACCACCAGTTTGTGGGGGGTCGCCCGTGAGCGGTCAAGATGGCTTGCAGTTCTCCAACGGCATCGGGTGGTAGTCGCATCGTCAGGGAAGCGATGTACTGGTCCCAGTACTTGCGATGCTTTTGGGCCACGATGAATTGGTCGTTGGTCATTTGAAGGTCCATT